TTGCCGCTCCGGTATGCCGTAGAGCGACAGGTAGCGCAGGTGCGGGCGTGCCGCCTCGGGCTGCCGGGCCAGGTCGGCGGCGGCGAGGGCCACGCCGTCGCCGGGTCCGGCGCCGACGCACAGCAGTGCCAGGGTCGCGGTCAGCATCCTCACGCGGGGTCCGCCTGGGGGAAGAGGGGCGTCTTGGCCTGTTCGGCGGCGATACGCCGCTCGGCGATCTCGTAATACTCCGGGCTGATCTCGACGCCGACGAACCGCCGCCCGGTGCGGACGCAGGCCACCCCGGTCGTGCCCGACCCCATGAACGGGTCGAGGACCGTGCCGCCGGGGGCGGCGTAAGACTCGACCAGCCCGACGAGCAGGCCGAGCGGCTTTTCGTTGGGGTGCGAGAGGGCGGCGCCGGCCAGTCGCATCGCCCGCACGACCGACTTTGGCCGGCTGCCGTGGAAGACGCGGCGGCCCTTGGTCGCGTACCAGACGAGGTCGTGGCACGGCGCCGGCGACCCTGCCGTGTCGCCGGCGCCGTGCCCGAGCCGGTCCCAGACGATCTGTCCGCGGACCTTCAGCCCGGCCCAGCCGATCGCCACGCGAAACGCCTCGGCCACGTCCCAGCGGCAGAAGCACAACAGGCAACCGCCCGGAGCCAGGGCGCCCGCGGCGTCCCGCAGCCACCAGACGAATGGCGATCTGTCATTGGCAATCTTCGGCTTCCACAGCCTCTTATCAGTCCGCCAGGCGGACTGATAAGAGATCCCATACGGCGGGTCGGTGACGACGGCGTCCACGCTGCCCGGCTCCAGCGTGCGCAGCACGTCGAGGCAGTCCCCCAGGATCAGCCGCACGTCACTCACGCCTTTGTCACCCGGTAGCCCGGAATCTCGATCCGCCGCGCGTCGTAGATTTGAATCGAGACGAGCGACCCCTGCGGCGGCGTGGCCGGGGTCGGGACGGGGGTGGCCAGGGCGGGGCCGTAGAGCGCCTGCACCCGCCGCACGTCGCCCGGCTGCGGCACCCGCCGCCCGGCGGAATAGACCGGCTCCAGCAGGTCGCCGGTGCCCCGCTGCGTGTGGTCCAGCCCGATCGCGTGGCCGATTTCGTGACACGCCACGGCGACCAGGTCGATGTAGCGCTGGGGCGGCCGTTGGGCGACAATGAAACTCTCAGACGTGTCGTACTGCTGGAGCAGCCCGCGGTCGTAGCCGTCGGGCAGCTCCGACCAGGCCAAGACCCCCTGCGGCCCGTCGATCGGCCCGCAGGTGAGGGTAATGTCCGCCGGACCCGCGGTCTGCCGGAAGACCAGCCCGCAGACCTGCTGCCAGGACGCGAACGCCTCGCCCACGGCAGCCAGCGCCTCGCCGTCCCCGAGGTTGGGCAGGCTGCCCTGCCACCGCCAGGTCAGCTCCCGCTTGCGCCAGGCCGGGGGCACGGCGCGGGCCGCCGCCACCTCGGTCTGGCCGCAGAAGAACACCGGCTCGTCCATTACTCGCGGCCCCCGAGTCTGGGGTGCCAGTCGGCGGCGAAGGGGCCGTTGCCGCCCGTCGGCGGCGGCGGCGGGGGCAGGGCGGGGGCGGCCGGCTCCAGCGCCTTCCGCGCGGCGTTGATCGCGATCGACAGCGCGCTGGCGACGAGCGGGGCGTACCAGCCCCAATCGACGGCCTGCAGGTACTGCAGGCAGGCCACCAGCCCGCCACCGAGCAGCGCGATGACGGCGCCCTTGAGGATCGATAGCAGCTTGTCCTGGCTCATTTGTCCCCGTTCCCCCTCTCAATTAGCTCCAGCATCTGCAGGTGGGCGTCTCGACACCTGGCGTGGTCCTCGACGAACTGGTCGAGGTGCCGGTCGCGGAGACGCTGCGCCTCCAGCAGCCGGGCCTCGTACAGGTCGCGCATCTCGCGGCCGTCCTTGCGCTGCTCGCGGACGACGAGGAGCAGCACGTAGGCCAGCAGCCCCATGGCGCCGTAGTTGAGCCACGGGCCGACCGCCCCCAGGCCGGGCAACGACAGGTCGCCCAGCACGTCGGCCGCCATCATCCCCGCCGTGCCGGCCAGCACCCCGACCTGCTCGATCGCGCGCATCTCGGATCCCCCTTGCGACCAGTCTACCAGGCCCGACGCGCCGTCGGAACGCCGACTCAGGCCGACAGCTTGACGTAGGCCATGTGCTTGTAGACGCCGGTCACGGTGGCCACCGTCCACGTCGGGGCCGAGACGGTGGTCTTGGTGGCCTCGATGCGGATCGTCTTGGCGCCGGTCACGGCGACCGTCCAGAAGTGGCTGGCGGTGGCCCAGTTGACGACGTCGGTGGCGGACACCACGCCCAGCCGCCGCTCGCTGGCGGACACCGCCGCCGCGTCGGTCGTGTTGTAGAGGCGGATGTCGATCGCCCCGATGCCGGCGCTGACCTGGGCGCGGTAGGTCAGGGACGACAGGATCAGGTACGTCCCCGCCCCCGGCAGCGACACGGAGATCGAGGTGTCGCCGTAGGAGGTGCCGACCGTGTAGTCGGCCCCCTCGTTGGCGACGGCGCTGGTGGCGGTGGGCACGGCAGCCCAGACACCGCCCGGGGTGCCCTGGCTGGTCAGCACCTGACCGCCAACCCCGGCGGCAGCGGGCAACAGCCGCTGCGGGCTGTAGAGGATCGGCATCAGACGGTCACCTCCGTTATGCGCAGGTCGTCGCTAAGGGCCAGCAAGGCGTTGATTTCCCCGGCAAAGCGGTCCACTTCAAGCGTCTCACCGGGGTAGAGGTGGTAGCTAAAGGACGTCGAGGTCACCGCCGCACTGCCCAGGCCGATCAGGACGGTGTTAGGGCCGGCGTTATAGATCACCACCAGCACGCGGCTGTAGGGGCTGCCGGAGGCCACGATCTGCTGCGAGCCGCTCAACCCGGTCACGCGGGTGCGCGTTGCGGTGTCGCCGGCCATCGTGTTTGCCCGCACCAGGCCGGAGACTTGCCAGGGGGGATTACCCTGGCTGGCAACGACGTAGACCTCACCGGCGTCGGTCATGGCCAGCGGGGTGAAATCGAGGTTGGTGCCGGCGAGCGTGGCAAGGCTATCGTTGCGCACGCCGAGGACCAGCACGCCGGTATCGCCGCCGGTGTGGGCGCTGTCCCCGGCATGCTCGGCAGCGCCGCCGCCGAAACTGGTCACCTGCGATCCGGAGCCGTCCACGATCTGCACGGACAGGGCACGCTCGCTGCCACGCGCGGCGCTGGTCAGAGCGTTGCCGGCGCCGTCTTGCGTCCGCGCCGTCCAGGTGCCGCCCTGGTGCGCCGTGACGCTGTCGGAAGCGTAAGCCAGGCCGCGCACGTCCAGGTTGGTGGCGCTGACCGTAACGGCGCCGGAAGAGATCACCACGGCCCCGGTGTCGCACGCCGTGACCTTGCCGCTCAGGGCCGACAGCGTCGCCTCGGTCGCCGCGCCGGTCGGGAGCGGGAGGGCGACCGCCGAGACCGGCACCGTGCCGGACACCCCGACGGTCCAGGTGCCGGACTGCACGGCCGCCACGCTGTCGGATACGGAGGTCAGGTCCCGGACGTCCAGGTTCGTCGCGCTGACGGTGACGCTGCCGGAGGTGATCACGACCGCGCCGGTGTCGCAGGCGGTGACCTTGCCGTTCAGCGTCGAGAGCGTGGCCTCCGTGGCGGCCCCTGTCGGCAGGGGCAGGCTGACGGCGTCCACGGTCAGGCTGCTGCCGCCGTCATCCACGGTCAGCGAGCCGCCGTTATCGGTGACCGGCCAGGGGCCGCTGCCGGCGTGGGCGGTCACCGACCAGGCGCCGGACTGGGACGCCTGCACGGCGAAGGTGCCGGCGTTGGTCACCGTCGCCGACCAGGTACCCGACTGGGTCGCAGCTACCGGCAGGCCGGCGCCGGCCTCGACGCGGGTGTACGGGCCGCCGGCGGCGCCGTGGACCAGGTAGGCGGCCGGCACGAACAGCGTGTCGGCCCCCTGCGTCAGCCGGTCGCCGGCGAGGTTCTCGCCGCCGCTGCCGGGGTCGGTGGTGGCGAAGTCGAAGCTCTCGGGCATGGCGTCCTCCGGGGGGGGTCAGGGGGCGGCGACCACGGTCATGCCGATCGGCGGCGTCTCCTGCACCACCCCGGCCTGCGACACCTTCCAGCTCCGCGACCAGCGGCCGGCGGCGTCGAAGGTGGTCGTCGCCGAGTCCCAGTAGGCGCAGCCGGTCGAGCCGTCGCCCTCCACCGTGGCGGCGTGCTCGGTCACCGTGCCCGACGGGTTTTTCAGGCAGAAGTGGACCGTGGCGCCGGCCAGGTCCCAGAGGACGCCGTCCTTCGTCACCCCGGCCAGCCGGTGGCGGTAGGTGCTGCCGATCACGTAGGGTTCCTCGGCCATCGCTCAGTCCTCCTCGCCGAAGGGGTAGTCGTCCTCACGCAGCCGGGCCAGGGCGGCGGCGTCCTCACGCAGCCGGGTCAGGGCCGGCGCGTCCTCGCGGAGCCGGCCCAGCTCGGCGGCGTCGGCCCGCAGCCGCGGCAGGTCGGGGGCGTCGGGTCGGGTGAAGGTCAGGGGCACGGCGTCCTCGCGGGTGCGGGCCAGGGCGGCGGCCCGGTCGTGCCGCCGCGGCGGCGGTGCCGCCGGGGTCGATGCCGGCGGCGACAGCCGCCAGCGGAGCAGGCGCAGCAGGGCGGTGATCACGGGCCGCCCCCGCAGTCGAGCAGCAGCATGGCCTTGTGGCCGACGTCGGCCAGCCGCCGCAGCCCCAGGCCGCCCAGCGGCGGCCGGTCGGGGTCGAGGCCGCGGTAGCCGCCGAGCGGGCAGTCCTCGGCCCGCTGCTCGCGGTCCTGGGTCAGCAGCACCCGACGCCACTTGCCGCACCGCGCCGCCCACTGCACCCAGTCGGCCACCAGGGCGGTCGGCCAGTGGTGCAGCACGTCCTTGACCAGGGCCACGTCGGCGGCCGGCAGCCGGTCGCGGTCGCGGTCGAGGTCCAGGCGGTGCCAGTCGATCCCCGGCGCCTCGGCGGCCAGCCGATCGACGTGCGGGGCGTGGCAGTCCACGCCGGCCAGCCGCAGCCCCGGCAGCCGGGCCGCCAGCGCCCGCAGCACCCGGCCGTCGCCGGTCCCCAGGTCGGCGGCCGACGCCACGCCGCCCCAGCGGAGGCACGCCTCTACGCGATCGAGGTAGCCGGCCGCCTCGCCGGCCGGGTCGGACCAGGCCCCGGACAGCCCGTCGGCCCCCCAGTCGCCGCGGCGGTAGACGACGCCGAACGCCTCCGCGGCCGTGGCGCCGGGCGGGATCGCCGTGCGGGTCGCCTCGCGGTACAGCTCGAACGCCCGGCCCTCCAGCGGCAGCCGGTCGTTGCGGGCCGGCGGCCGGGCCGGCGGCAACAAGAACTTGCCCTGGCAGCGGTGGACCACGTAGTCGGCGCCGCCGTGGCCGCACAGGAACGCCGGGTGCCGCCACGGCGCCCGGCCGAGGCAGCGGTGGCCGACGCCGGGCAGCGCCGCCAGCACCACCCGCCAGGCGTCCTGGTCGCCGTACATCTTGGAGTAGAAGTAGTCACTGTGCTGGTTCAGCCAGTGGGCGCAGGCCAGCAGCTGCCAGCATGCGGCCAGGTCGAACAGCAGCTGGCCGCCCTGGACCGGCGGCACGCGGTCCCCCGGCGGGGCGACGCCGAACCAGTCCCACTTGACGTTGTGGACGGTGTTCGGCAGGTCGCTCCAGTAGACGAACGGCGCCCCGCCGAGCAGGGCGAACAGCGGGGCCGGGTCGGCGACCAGGTAGGCGTCGGCGTCGAGGTAGAGGACTCGCCGCCAGCCGCAGTGGGCCAGGGCGAACGCCTTGGCCTCCCAGCCACGCAGGACGCGGGCCGGGTGCCGGCCGCGGACGGCGAGGGCGTCGATCACCTCCACCCCCAGACCGGCGACGTCGGCGGGGTCCGCCGGCTCGTCGGGGCCGCGGTGCCAGACCTGCACCGGCAGCCGGCAGCCCGCCTCGCGGAGCAGCCGGCAGCCGACGACGATGCCGGGCCAGTAGCGGCCGCCGCCGACGTAGAGGACGCCGTCGCCGGCCAGCCCCGGCGGGGGCGGGTGCGGCCGGGCCAGCACCTCGGCCAGGGCGGCGGCGTGGGCGTCGCGGACGTCGCGGCGGTTCGCCCAGCCCGGCGGCGGCGGCGACAGCTCCGGGGCCGGCAGCGGGTCGGGGTGGCCGGGCAGGTACTCGGGGGCCGCGGCCGGCAGGGGGTCGCGGTCGTCGCAGACGCGGCAGTTGGCCAGGTCGGCGAAGCTCCGGCCGTCCACGCAGCGGCCGTGCCGGGCGCAGGCGTGGACGGGGTAGCTCTCCCCCCCCCGGCCGCCGCACGCCTTGCACGCGCGAGCCTCGCCGGTCGGCGGCCCGAGGTGCCGGCAGGGGCCGGGGGCGGGCGGGGCGGCGGCGGCCCACAGGCGGCGGTAGTCGGGCCGGTTGGCGTACAGCCAGCACGGCCGGCAGCCGCCGGCGTAGGGCGAGCCGGGGGCGGGCAGCAGGGCGTCGGGGTGGCCGCACGGCCGGGGCATGGGTCTCACTCCGTCACGGTCCAATCGACCGAGTAGGTGCAGGTGGTCTGGCCGGTGCCGGTGCCGGTCACCTCGAAGGCCGGCACGCCGCAGGTCTCGGCGGCCGCCGTCGAGGTCCACGAGGCGCAGCCGCTCATCTCCAGCTTCCAGTCGCTGCCGTCGCACCAGAACCGCATCGTGCCGACGTTGCCGCCCAGCTCCGAGCACTCCGGGAAGGCGTCGCACGCCCCCACCAGCAGCACGTCGAGGTTGGTCCACTTGCCTTCGAGGTCGTCGTAGGTCAGCGGGTAGCTGTTGCCGTTCAGGCCGGCGTACGGGCCGGTCCCCGACGCGAAGCTGATCGTCAGCGAGCGGGCCACCGGGTAGTCGGGGCAGCACGCCGTCTCGACCGGCGGGCCGTCGCCGGACCCGCCGCTGCCGCCGGAGCCGCCGGAGCCGCCGGAGCCGCCGCCGTCCGACCCGGCGGCGCAGCAGTCCTCGGGGTCCTGCTCGCACCAGCGGCGGACCACCTCGCAGGCCGCGAAGTCGTACTCGGTGTACTCGACGTTGATGCCGGCCAGGGTGCGGCCGCCCGAGCCGTCGCCCGAGCCGCTGCCGCCGCCGGAGGCCCAGACCGGGCAGACCTTGCTGACGAAGGTGGCGACGCAGCCGCCGCCGCCGCCGCTGCCGCCCGACGCCCCGGAGCCGCCCGAGCCGTCGGGGCCGGACCCCGAGCCGCCCGAGCCGCCCGAGCCGGAGCCGCCGGAGCCGGCGCCGCCGCCGGGGGCGCAGCCGTTGCGCAGGTCGGCGTAGGCCCAGCACCAGCCGGCCGCGTCGCCGGACGCCCCGCCGGAGCCGCCGGCGGCGTCGACCCACAGCAGGTGCGCCGGCCCCGCGTCGGCCGAGACCAGGTAGCCGGTGACGCCCTCGGCCGGGGCGGCGGCGCAGTGGGCCGGGTCGGCCAGCCAGACCAGCACCGGGGTCAGCCCGGAGACCACCGCCCGGCCGACCGCCCCGGCCGCCAGCGGCTCCAGCAGCACGGCCACCGGGCCGACGCCGTCGGGCGCCGACCCGTCGAAGTTGACCTTGCGGGCGAACTCGGTGAAGTCGTCGCCGGGGCCGACCAGCGGCGGCCCCAGGCCGACCACGGCGAAGCGGTCGAGGTCGCCGCCGGTGGCGTTGCGCACCAGGGCCACCGCCGGGTCGTGCGGCGGCAGCCGCACCGCGCCGGCGCCGCCGTCGAACGCCGCGGCCCGCCGCGCGCGGACCCCGTCGAGGAAGGCGTTGTAGGCGTCGGCGGGGATCTGCGCCCGCTCGCCGGCCCGCACCCTGCGGAGGCTGTCGCCGTCGGCTGCCATCGCGGCCCTCGGGTCCGGAGGTCAGGGGGTGACGTCTTCGAGGATGCGGATCTTGACCGTGGCGGCCGACGCCCCGGCGTTGGTGATGTACATCACCGTCACGTCGGCGGTCAGCGGGTTGGTCAGCCCGCAGCCGGCGTACCAGACCATCGGCTCGTCGGCGCCGATCGTCAGCGTGTTGCCGCCGGCGGCGTTGGTGGCGTTGGTCTCGATGGTGATGTCCTTGTCGCTGGAGATGTACAGCGACTGGATCTCCGACACGTCCAGGGTGATGTCCACCTGCTTGTCGGTGGTGGCCGCGTTGACGGTGACGTCCACGTTGTGCTCGCCGTCGGCGGTGACGGTGACGCTCTTGGTGATCGACTCGCCCGAGCGAGTCCAGTTGAGTGCGATGGCGTGGCTAGGCACTGGCGTTCCCCCTTATGTCCCGATCCCCAGAAGGCTGAAGTCGGCGAAGTCGTAGACCCGCTCCGTGTAGGCGTAGCGCGGCTTGCGGACCAGGGTCGTGCCGGCCTGGGCGTCGGCGTAGCGGACCCACAGGTACTCCCAGCCCAGCTTCTCGCGGATCTCGATGACCTCGCCGATCGCCAGGCCGGGGCTGAAGCCGTCGTCCACCAGGTTCTGCGAGCCGGCGAAGCGGTAGGTGACCTCCCACGGCCCCAGGCCGCGGCGGCTCCCGCGCGCCCCCTGGAACAGGCACTCGCCGCGGGCCATGCCCTTGAACGCCGCGGCGTTGACCTTTCCCGTCAACGCGAAGACCACGTTGCGGTACGCCTCGGTGACGGCCGCGTGCGGCAGGTAGTGCGTCTCCTCGTAGGCGTAGACCGGCACGGTGATGTCGCAGCCCTCGACCGAGTCGCCGTTGACGCCGATGGCCCCCTCGAACGACGGGGCGGCCTGGCCGGTGGCCGAGTACAGCCCGGTCGTCTCCTTGGACTGGGTGATGTGCTGCGTGCCGCCGGTGGTGTCGAAGGTGAAGACGCTCTCGCCCTCGGTCTTGGGGATGTACACCGCGTACTGGGCCTCGGCGTGCCAGACGCCGCCGCCCTGGTGCTCGATCGAGTACTGCTGGAAGCGCATGCCGGCGTAGTAGGCCGGCAGGGCGGCCTCGACGCGGGCGCGGACCTCGGCGTCGTCCTCGCTGCCCGTCACCCGGTAGGTCAGCCGGTAGCTCGACCGGGCGGCGTCCTCGGCCAGGGTGGCGGCGCGGCTGGTGTAGTGCTCGACGAGGACCGTGCTCATACGAACCACCCCCCGCCGTTGCGCGCCTCGTCCACCAGCCGCTTGACCCCGTCGGCGGTGGCGCGGGTGTTCTCGGCCACCTTGGTCAGGGCCGCCTCGACGCCGAAGCCGGCCACGCCGGCCAGGTTGAAGGTGCCCATCACCGACCCCTTGCCGGCCTCGACCACCTCGGCGGTGGTGGGCACGGCCTTGGGCAGGTCGTCGGGCTTGGGCGGCCCGAGGACGTGGTCCTCGACCCACTGGCCCCGCTCCAGCTCCTCGCGGGACGGCCCCTGCCAGTTGCTCCTCTTCCACTGCGCCGCCTTGAGGCGGTCGAGGTCGCCCCTGAGCCGGTCGATCTCGCCCTGGTTGGCCCGGTCGCGCTCGCGCTGCTCGCGGGCCGACCCCTCCCAGTAGATCGCGATGCGGCCCTTGCTGTCCTCGGTGACCTGCCTCTGCATCTGCTCGGTCCACTCGGCCCAGCTGCGGCCCGACCCCTCGCGGCCCATCTTGGCCATGAGCCAGTCCCACTGCCGGCCGATGAACCCCAGGGCCTGGATGAAGCCCGACTGCACGGCCCAGATGGCCGAGTCGAAGGCGGCCATGAACAGGAAGCCGATCGCCGAGAACAGGTTGGCCGAGGCGGCCTTGATCTTGCCCCAGGTCTCCAGCCAGGTCAGCTGCAGGGAGGTGGTCAGGGCCTGCCAGGCGCTCTCGACGTCGCCGTTGTTGACCGCCTCCTGCATCAGCGCGAAGGTCTCGGACGCCCGCTCGCCCAGCCAGGCGAACCGCTCGCCCAGCCAGGACACCGCGGCCCCCAGGCCGCCCTTGAGGTCCACGCCGGCGGCCGACAGCCCGGCCAGGGCGGCGGCCACCACGCCGGCGACCAGCGTCAGCTTGGTCAGGAGCACGGCCACCACGCCGGCCACGAACATCGCCTTGAGGGCCAGGCCGACCGCCAGCAGGCCGGCGGTCAGGCCCGCCACCACGGCGGCGCCCTTGGCCAGGGCCGAGAACAGCCAGGCATTCTCGTCGGTCAGCCGGTTGACCCAGTTGCTGACGGCCGTCAGGACCTTGGCCCAGTCGCGCATCAGCGGCGACAGCGCCTTGCCGACGGCGATGGCCACGCCCTCCAGGGCGCTGGTCAGCTGCAGCCACGAACCCATCAGCGTGTCCATCTGCGTGCCGGCAACGCGGCCGGCGGTGCCGCCGCTGTCCTTCAGGGCGGCCGTCATCTCGCGGAGCTTATCGGCTCCCTGGCCGATCAGCTCGACCGCCGCCGTGGCCGAGCGGGCGGTGAAGATCTGATTGATCGAGTTGAGCAGGTCGGCGCTGCCCTTGCCGGCCAGCCCCTTCTGGAAGTCGGCGATGACATCGACCAGCGGCCGGAAGTTGCCCTGTGCGTCCTTGACCGCAACCCCCAGCTTCTTCAACTCGGCGGCGCCCTCGGCGGACGGGGCGGTCAGGCTGGCGATGATCTGCCGCAGGCTGGTGCCGGCCATGTCGCCCTGCATGCCGGCGTTGCTGAGGATCTGGATCGCCGCCGTCACCTCCTCGAAGGACAGCTTCGCCGCCTTGGCCGCCGGGCCGACGTACTTGAAGGCGTCGCCCAGCATGACGAGGTCGGTGTTGGCCGTGGTCATGGCCTTGGTCAGCACGTCCACGGCGTAGGCCGTCTTGCCGGCCTCGATCCCCATGCCGGCCAGCACCTTGGTGGTGATGTCGGCGGCGACGGCCATGTCCATCTGGCCCGCCGCGGCCATGTCCAGCGTCGGGCCGATCACCTTGAGGATCTTCGCCGCGTCGTAGCCGGCCAGCGCGAAAAAGCCCATCGCCTTGGCCGCGTCGGTGGCGGTGAACTGCGTCTCGGCCCCCAGCCGCAACGCCTCCTTCGTCAGCGCCGCGAAGTCGTCGGCGGTGGCCCCGGAGATCGCCTTGACGCGGGCCATGGCGTACTCGAAGGTCGCGAACTGCTGGAGGACCGGGGCGAAGGCCAGGCCGCCGGCGACGCCGGCCCCGGCCAGGGCCAGGCCGGTCTGGGTCAGCGACGACGCGAACGCCTTGACGCGGGCCTGCGCCTGCCGCAGCCCGGCGGCCAGGCCGTCCTTAACGCCCAGCTCGACGTAGGCTTGACCGGCCCGGATGCCCGCCGCGTTCGCCGCCACGCCTCACCTCCCCCGCAGGCCCTCGGGCAGCCGCCCGTCGATCAGGATCGCCTTCAGCCCCTGCACGTCGATGGTCCCCGTCTTGGCCTTCTTGCCGCCGCCCCCGTGGGGGTCGAAGTCGCTCGCCTTGAACGGCCGCTGCCCCTTGCCGCGGTGGATGTTGGCCAGCAGGGCCAGCAGGTTCGAGGTGTGCGCCCAGTCGCTCTTCTGCCTCGCCTCGGACATCCACAGCAGCTCCCGCAGGGTCAGGGGTCCGGGGTCGATGCCGACGACGCCGGCGCACCGCCAGACGAGTCTCTCAACCTCTGCAGCAGCGTCGCCGGGTCCACCGCCTCCAGCTCGGCCAGGGCCTGCGTCCCCAGCAGCTCGGCCAGCTGCCGGGTCTTGGCGATCACCGCCCGCAGCACCTGGCGGCGCCGCGGGTCGGGGAAAAAATCCGCCAGCTCCTCGACGAACGCCTCGGCCGCCAGCCGGTAGCTGTCGCCGCCCAGGCCGCGGCCGAACTCCTCGTCGGAGACCTTGGCCGCGTCGGCCTGCTCGCGGCACAGGACGTAGAGCACGTCCACCAGCCGCACCGGGTCGTCGAGCAGCCCGGCCAGGCCCCGCATGCCCTCGTCGGCCACGCCGTAGAGGTTGACGCCCAGCAGCCCCTGGACCCGCTTGACCGCGGCCACGTTGATCTGCACCGGCCAGACCCGGCCCAGGGAATCGACAAAGGAATGCATTACTGGGGATCCTCGGAGAGGAAGCAGGTGACGATAAGGCCCTGCGCCTGGGCGCCGGCCGAGCCGGCCACGGTGACCACCACCCGCAGGACGTCCCCGTCGGCCAGCGTCGAGGACGCCAGGGTCGCGGCCACGGCCGTGCGCAGGACGCTGTCGTCGTCGAGGACGATCGGCGCCGTCAGCACGCTGGCGAACGCCGCCGCCCCGGTGGACCTGTGCAGGTCCACGGTGACGGTGCGGTCGGCCCCGGTGGCGACCGCCCCGGTGACCGCCGCCTCGAAGCTGACCAGCGTGCCGCCGGCGCCCTGCACGATGTGCAAATCCTCGACCGCCGCCACCACCGCCGTGCCGGTGGTCTGGTAGTGGTGCAAGGGAAACTGGTGGATCACCTTGGTCGGGTCGATGCCGGCGGCGGCCTCGACCGCCGAGTCGCCGATCGAGCCGGCGGGGGCGGTGAACCGCTCGCAGGTGAGCGGGCCGCGGACGTGCAGCGAGTCGAAGACGTTGCCCATCGCGGTTGTCCCCTTAGCTGCCGACGGTGTACCAGGCCGGCGCGTTGTCGGCGTAGGTCGCCTTGACGCTGACGTCCACCATGACCGCCTCGGTCAGGTTCTCGGTCCTCGAGAAGTTGGTGACCATCATGGTCGCCCGCAGCCCCTGCGACCCGTTGGTGGTGATGGCGCCGTCCATGAACGCGAACTCGATGCTGGTGTTGCCCAGGAACGCCGACTGGATCGCCGTGAAGTCGGCGTCGGCGGTGTCCCAGACCATCTGGAATTCCACCGTGGAGTCCTTCAGCGTCTGCACGGTGGCCTTCCACCCGTTGTTTCCGCGGGTCGTCACGTCGGCCTCGTCGGCCTCCAGGCTGAGCGACAGGTCGCGGATGTTCGTCACCTCGTTCCACGTCGGCGAGGCGTAGGACGCGGTGTTGCGGTACGCCTTGCAGTTCATCCCGAGCACGCTAGCCATGCGACATTCCCCCTCTGCTGTATCCGTTGAATCAGCGGAGCCGGTTCCGCCAGTCCGGCGGCATCCGCCGCAGCTCCTCGTGGAACGCCGGCCGCATGTACGGCCGCGGCGAGTAGGCCACCCTGGCCCGCTTGCCGTTGACCAGCCCCCAGCCGGTCCCGCCGTACTCGCTTATTCGCGGCGCCCCGGTGCCCCGCGTCAGCAGGGCCGGGCCGATCACCACCGTCTTGCGGTCGCGGTCGTAAGAGAACAGGATCCAGTTGCGCAGCAGGTGCAGGCCGTGGCTGTGCGGCGGCGTGCCGGGCGCGCTGGCCCCCTTGCGTTTGCGGATGCTCGTCCTGGCCCTGGTGCGGACGTAGGCCCCGAACTTCGAGAGCACCTTGTGCGTGGCCGCGTCCATGCCCCGCTGCACCCGCTCGCGGTCGAAGAAGGCCCCCTTGGCGGCCTTGATGGTGATCTGCATGGCGAGGTTGGCCGGCGGCACGGGTCACCTCCAGGTCTTGTAGGTGACGACCAGCAGCGAGCAGAACTCGCGGAACTCGGCCAGGCGGTCCTGGGCAAACACCGGGGCGTTGCTCACCGCCACGCACTGCACGCCCGACAGGCCCGACAGCGGGGTCTCCTTCAAGTGGTCGGCCACCTCCTCGACCAGCTCCATCAGGGCGTCCAGCTCCGCGTCGGTCATGTCGGTGCGGTGCTGGAAGAGGACGGAGACCCGGTGGTCCTCCTCGAAGGTGGCCCGCGTCTTGCGCTCGGCGTCGATCGCCTCGGGCACCACCGACACCTTGAGCGTGCCGGTGTCGGCCGGGCCGTACTCCGGCTGGTAGCTCCGCACCGCCGTCAGCGGCTGGCCGAAGGTCGCCGCGTTGAGCGTGGCGGCCACGGCGTCGGCGATGGCGATCAGCGTGGCGGCCATCACTCGACCCTCTTGGTGTGGACGCGGATCACGTCGCCCGAGCCGTCGCACGGCTTCCAGTGCGGCTCCCCCGCCGGGGCGAGCACCTCGTAGACCTCGGTCGTGCCGGTGCTGGCGTCGCGCACCCGGTCGCCCCGCTGCGGCGGCAGCGACACCCCGCCGGCAGCCAGGTCCGCCGAGTGCAGCAGGTAGTCCCGATCCGTCCAGACCACGCGGACCTGCCCGTACTCGTCGGTCAGCCGCAGCAGCGTCCGCCCGACCGTGGCGGTGACGGCGACGTCGGTGGAGGCGCGGCGGTAGACGACCGCCCGGCCGGCGTGTGCCGTCAGCCGGTCGCCCAGCCAGGTCAGCCCGTCCTGCAGCAGGTCGGCCACCGCGCCCCTCCCGGTTACTGCTCGGCGATGCGCACCCGCAGGAAGTCCAGCTGCACCGTGCCGGGGCTGTCGTTGCTGCTCTTTTCGAGGTGGAACAGCGCCTTCAAGGGGCCGGTGGCTGCCGCCAGGGTGAAGACCGTGGCCGGCAGGACATTGACGCCGTTGACGTACATCTGCATGTCGGCCGGGTTGCGGCCGTCGATCACCAGGTGGACCGGCGTGCCCTCGGCCCAATCGATCGTCGTGTCGGTGGCCGCTACCTCGGTGGTGCCGTCGTCGCTCTCGGCGTCGAGGTTGAGGTCGGCCCCCATGTCGAAGTGGAAGAAGACGCTCTCGGTGATGCTGTCGGCGTCGCTGGCGTGGGTGGCGTTGGCCACGCCGACGTTGAGGTCGGCGACGTCGGCGTCGGCGTTGGCCACCACCTCCAGCACCGCTTCGAGAATCCAGTTGCTGCCGACCGGGAAGCTCCGCTTGGAGATCCAGTCCACCTTCTGCGCCTCGGCGGTGGTGCCGAAGTTGGCGGTCATGGCCCCGCCGCGGCCGACCAGGTTGGGCACCTCGACGGTGGTGCTGCCGACCACCGTCTTGACGACCACGGTGTCACCGGCGTCCCGCCGCGAATCTACGACGTAGACCGGCTCGACGTTGAGGTTGGCCACGCAGGTCGTGGCCGCACTGGCCGCGTCGCCCACGGCCGTGCCCAGGTAGAAGTCCTTGTCGCCCGCGGCGGCGCCGGTCGGCGGCACCGGCGTGGCGCTGTTGGCCGAGTGGTCCCACCACAGCGGGGCGCCGTCGAGGACGACGACGCTCGCGGTCTTGGCCACGGTGTAGACGCCGCAGACCTGCACGGCCCCGGCCACGCCGGCGGCGATGTCGGACGGGGCCACGGCCGCCCGGCCGTCGGCCACCTGCAGCACCTGCCCGCCGGTGACGGCGGCGGCCGGCGTGTAGCTCAACGCCTCGCCCGCCTGCCGGTAGTACGCCTCAAGAGTCATCGGTCACCTCGCTGTCGTGTTCGCCCCGCCCTGCCGGGTCATCGCTTGCGGCTCGCCGGCAGGGCTGTTGCAACGGGGGTTGTCGGTTACGCTGCGCCCTTAGACTTGATGCCGCCGCGCGGCTCCTGCTTGTTGACGCCGAAGTCGAAGTAGCCGCGCATCTGCACGCCGAGCGTGTTGAAGTCGGCGTCGGCGGTCTCGACCGTGGGGACCTCGACGCCGTTGAGGAAGACCACCTCGATCACCGCCAGGTCCATCGGGTCGGCCAGCAGATACCAGGCCGTGGCCGAGTAGCCGGTGTAGCTGCTGTTGGACAGGTACGGGCTGACCACCGGCTGGTACTTGCCGGCGAAGACGTTGCGGTTGGGCACCTTCTCGGTGGTGGCCGCGCCGCCGGTGTTGACGTTGGTCGAGGTGTACAGCTCGTCGGCGACGCTCTCCAGCTCCGGCGGCACCACCAGCAGCTTCGGCGTCAGGGCCAGCGGCTGGCCGTCGGGGTCGGTCTGCTTGCGCAGCTTCTCGACGCCGGCCCGCAGCCCCTCGCTGGACAGGTTGGTGGTGTTGCCGCTGATGTAGTTGGCGTTGCCGGTGGCGAAGAAGGCGGCGTTGTCCATGAACTCGGCCCAGAAGACCGCGTTCAGCTTGGTGCCGGCGCCGCGGCCGATCCGCTGCGGCACGGCGGTCAGGGCGCCGAGGTCGTCGTTGATGATGTCCTGGCGGGTGATCGCCAGCATCTTGCCGTAGGTCTCGGCCTTGTTGGTGTAGCTCTCCTCGCCCAGGCTGCCGTGCGAGATCTCGCCGCCGGGGCCGACGATCTCGAAGTCGAGGCCGCCCGTCAGCCGGTAGCCGGTGATGGTCTTGAAGTCGTTCACCGGCCTGCGCGCGGCGATCTGCGACCACGCCTGGTCCACCCCCAGGAAGCCCTGGAGCAGGAACTTGTTCGCGCTGTCGCTGAGGATGCCCGGCAGCGACACCGAGGAGAAGGCGGCCCGCAGCACCTCGCGGAGGTCGCCGCGGACGCTGCCCCGGCCGCGGTAGCCGTTGGCGGCGGCGGCGGTCAGCAGCAGCTCCTGCAGGCCGATGCCGCGGCGGAAGCGGCGGTCGGCCGCCTCCAGCACCTGCGGCGTGAAGTGGCGTTCCGGCCGGGCCAGCCGGCCGGCGACGGCCACGGCCGCGGCCAGCACGTCGGGGGACAGCGGCTCGGCGGCGGCGCCGGACGTGCGGATCACGTTGGCCGCGTCGCGGCCGGCGCGGAGCAGCTCCAGCTCGACGCGGGCGGCGTCCCAGCCATCGGCGATCGCGTGGGCCTCCAGCGGCACGTCGACGCCGTTGTGCCGCACCGTGGCGGCCGGCTGGCCGGCGCACAGGCGGCGGACGTCAGCCACCCGCCGCACGTCGGCGGCGACCTGGCGGCGCATCTCCTCGACCGCCGCCTGCACGTCCGGCGGCGGCGTGGGGGTCGGCGTGGGGGTCGGCGTGGGCGCCTGCTCGGCGGCGAACGCCGCCTGCAGGACGGCCCGCTGGGCGTCGGTGATCGCGGCCGGGTCGAACCCCTTGGCCGCCAGCCATGCGTCGAAAGTCATACTAAAACCCTCTGCGTTGGCGGCCACGGCGGCGGACGTGTTGGCGTCGGCCCCCATCGGCACGAAGGAAACCTCTCCCAGGGTGGTCGCCCTGGCGACGTAGACCGGGCCGGCGACCGACCGGCCGTTGACGGTGACGCTGGACCCGCGGTCCACGTACTCCATCCGCTCGACGCTGGCCCCGATGCTGGCCTGCCACGGGAAGCCGTTGGCCGCCAGGGCCACCACCTCCGCGGCGTCGTCGCCGACCCCGGAGATCAGGCCGGCGACGTTCAGCCGCCGCCCCCCGGCGGTCACCTCGATGGCCTCGGTGTGGCCGACGATGCGGGCCGGGTCGTGGTCGCGCAGGATCGGCCGCCGCTGGCCGGGAACCGTCAGCCCGGCCAGGTCCACCACCACCGGCCAGCCGAAGCCGACCTTCATGGCGGCGCCGGTGTAGGCGACCATGCGGAACTTGCGGAGCTTGCCCTCGCCCTCGCCCTCGCCGCCCTCGGCGGCGAGCAGCTCGAACCCCTCGGACGCCCCGGTCAGGGTCAGGCCCCGCGGCGCGGCGGCGGCGTGAATTCGCAGGCGGTTACTCACTCGTCCTCCTCCCCGGTCGGGGCCGGCTCGGGGTCGGGGCGGGCCTCGGCGGCCGGGGTGATGCCCAGCTCGCGCATCAGGTCCAGCTCCCTGGCCCGCTGGCGCAGGAAGGCCTCCCAGTCCTGACCGTACTCGGCCAGCAGCTCGGCCAGGGTGGTCGTGCCGTTGGCCAGTCGCTCGGTGTCGGCCCTGGCCTCCTTGGCCGGGTCGATGCTCTCGAAGCCGGGCCAGTACCAGGCGTGCGGCGTCTCGGCGGTGACGCCGGCCGGCAGCAGCCCCTCGACCATGACCGCCTCGTCGAGCCAGGCGGCGTAGACCCGCTCCAGCACGTTGCGGCGGCAGTGCTCACGCTCGACGCGGATGGCCGAGCGGTAGAGGAGGTGGTCCAGCCGGGCCGACGAGTAGTTGTAGGGCGAGGAGTCGCCGGCCACGACGTTGAACGGCGCGTTGAGCGGCCGCCCGATCTCCTTCAAAAGCTCGCTCTTGAACTGCGGGTAGGTGGTCGTCGGCTGCTCGGCCTTGAGCTGGCCGAGCGTGGCCCCGCTCGGCAGGGTGGTCATCATGCCCCGCTCGATCTCCAGCGTCTCGAACGGCGTCGGCTCGTCGGTGGCGCCGTCGGGCGGCAGGTCGGTCTGCAGCACCGCGGCGAAGTCGGCGGCGGTCTCGGCGGCGGTCAGGGCCGCCAGGGTGTAGCGGCGCAGCTGGGCGAACAGCGGTAGGGACGGCGTCACCTCGGGCACGCCGCGGCACTGGCCGGGGCGGTCCCTGCGGAACCAGTGCAGCACCAGCCGCCGCGGCAGCCGGTCGGACGCCAGCGGGGCGACCCGCAGCAGGTCGCCGGGGTGCTCGCGGAGGACGTGGTAGGCCACCGGGTTGCCGCCGCGGTCCAGCTCGACCCCGTCGGTGGCCGACAGGGCCGGGTCGGCCCAGGCCGACTCGAACGGCGCCGTCACCTGGTCGCACTCGACCTCGCGCAGGTCCAGCCGTACCGGCGACGGCAGGTCGGGGTTGGACACCAACAAACAGAACGCCTCGCCGTCGCGCTTCTTGGCCTGCGTCAGGGTGTGCAGCCTCTCGGCCAGGCCGACGGCGTCGGCCCAGGCCGCGAAGGCCACCTCGGTGCGGCGGTTGGCGGCGGCGTCGGGGCCGAGCAGCTGCAGCCGCGGGCCGGTGCCGATCAGGTCGTTGGCCAGGGTCAGGACGACGCCCTGGCAGTAGCCGTTGTTGTCGTACTCGTAGCGGCTGCGCTCGCGGAGCTTCCTGCGCACCTCCAGCGAGTTGGCGGCGCGGGCCGACAGGCCGTCGGCGTTGGCCCAGTGGCGGCGGTTGTCGTCGGTCGTCCGGGCGGCGTCGTAACGCGCCCGGACCCGGCGGAAGGTCTTCCGCCAGGCGACCGGAACGAACAGGCTGGCCAGCCAGCGCAGCAGGGGAACCCCCTCGGCTAGACGGTCCCCGGGGGGACCAGCTTGGCAAAGCGGACGCCGGACGTCTTCTTCCCGGCGGCGTCCCGCTGGTGCAGGTACTTGTCCGCGGCGATCAGGTCGGGCAGCGGCTGCTGCTCGACCTCGCCGGCGTCGCCCTTGACTCGGCGGGGTCCGGCGGCGGCGTCGGCGATCACCGATTCGAGGTCCGTGGAGTCGCTCATGCCGTCGATCCTACCAGCCGCGCGCACCGGCGGCGGCCCGAAACCGCCGTCGCGGACCCGCAAGGTCGTTTTCTTGCCACGCGTGGCCACCCGGCGTACCCTGGCGGGAGCCGGCCGCGCGGCGCGGCGGGCGTCCCGAAGGAGGCGGTGCGATGTCAAGGGCGTTGGTGTTGGTGTTGGCGGCGGCGTTGGCCTGCGTGGCGGCGACGGACGAGGCGGCGGGCCAGTCCCCCCGGCGGGCGCGGCGGCCGGGGCCGCGGACGATCGTCTGGGCCGACCGGCCGGAGGGGGTGCCGCTGGCGACCGAGGCCGAGCAGGTGGCCCGGATGACGAGGGTGGAGGCGTGGCGGCGCAGGGGCCTGGTCCGTGACTACGAGGCCCGCGACGTGCTCCGGGCGTTCCCGTCGCTGCAGGTGACGCGGGAGTTCGAGGCGCTGCCCCGCGCCTCACGGGTGGAGATCGCCGGCGTGGTCTTCCGCTACGCCTACCGCATCCCCGAGGCGTACCCGCTGGCCCGGTTCTCGCCGGGGTACACGCTGACCCTGAAGCGGGTGGCCGGCGGCCACAACTGGGAGTTCGACGCCGACCGGGGCGGCCGGCTGCTCGACGACTAGCGGGGCGGCCGCAGGGCGGCGGCGGTGCCCTCGAAGGTCACCAGCCGCCGCCCGCAGTGGCGGCACGCCTTGTAGCGGCGGACCCGGCCGCCGGGCAGCCGCTGCGTGTTGGTGGTCCGCAGGTCGCCGCAGCCGCACCGCGGGCAGCGGATGCCGGCCGGGGCCTTGGGGTCGGTCGTCATCGGGCCTCCCTCCGCCGCCGCTGCAGCTCGGCCCAGCTGACCCGGCGGCGGTCCCGCGGGGCGTCGCCGCCGGGCAGGCCGGGCCGCACCCCCTGCAGCGACGCCGCCACGGCGCAGCCGACCAGGCAGTCGAGCCAGTGGTTGTCCGGCCGCGTCGGCCGCAGCCGCCACTCGTCCACCTCGCGGCCCCGGCCGCTGGTGCGCACCCGGTACTCGGCGCACAGGTGCTCGGCGAGCAGCCGGTGCGCCGCCGGGGAGTCGCCGAACAGGTCCAGCCCGCCCCGCTCGCCCGGCGGGATCTGCAGCCGGGCGGCGACGGCCGTCTTCCAGGCGTTGGTGTCGTACAGGACGTGCCGCACCCGGCCCGGCCGCGGCGGCGGCATCACCCAGTCCGGCCCGCGCCGCTCGCCGGGCCGGGCCTGCCACTGGTCCATCGGCGTGCCGCTCGCCCCGACCGCCTTGCCGTGGCTCGGCGTCACCAGGGCGGCGTGCGGCGTCTGCCGGCACCAGCGGTACACCACGTCCGTGCTCTCGCCCCAGTTGGCGTCGATCAGCAGCCGCTCGACCCGCAGCTCGCCGCCGCCGTCGCCCGGCCAGGGGCGGCCCAGCAGCTGCTCGGCCAGCCGGGTCAGGCCGGCGAACAGCGACCCCTCCAGCGAGGCCACGCCGGTCGCCGCGGCCAGCGTCGGCCGGGCGTCGCGCAGGGTGAAGTAGGCCCGGCCCTGGTCGGGCCACGCCCCGTAGTCGATGACGTGGCCGGTGAAGTCGTCGTGCCAGCCGCAGACGGCGTAGTACAGCAGGTCGCCCTGCACGTCCACGAAGGCCGTCAGCCGGGAGGCCCCGGCCGGCACCACGCCCCGGCCGTGCCGGTTGACGCGGCCCGCCACGGCGTCGGCGGTCAGCTGGCCGCGGTCCTCCCGCACCGCCGGCAGCGGCTCGTTCTGGTACTCCGCGGCGAACGCCTGCGGGTCGTCGATCCGCAGGTTCATGGCGTGCTGCACCGCGCTGGCCTCGTCGGGGTGGTGCCGCTGCGGCCAGGCCGCCCTGGCCCCGCGGTCCATCTCGGCCCGGCGCTCGCGGTAGAAGGCCGTGGCCCCCCGGCCGCCGTCGCCGGCCCGCAGCGAGTCGGCGCGGAGCTGCGCGTAGCGGTCCCAGAGGTCCTGCCGCTCGGGTAGCCCGTAGAGCAGCCGCGTCCGCTCGCCGTGCCACTGCGGGTGCAGGGCCGGGTTGAGCAGCCGGTCGGCCACGTCGCCCGGGGCGATCACCGTGCAGGGCATGATCCCCGAGATCTTCTTGCTCGGCCCGGCCAGGCCGAGCACGGCGCCCGACAGCACCCGCTCGCGGTAGGCGCACTGGCTGGCCGACCTCGCGCTCTCGTCGGTCTGGGGGTCGTCGATGACGACCAGGTCGGGGCGGATCGACGTGCCGTCGGGCCGCTTGTGCTTCATACCGCGGATGCTGCCGGTCAGCCCGGCCACCCGCACCGTGGCCCCCGAGGCGGCGGACCCCGGCACGGTGGGCAGGGTGAGGACGTCGGCCTGCCAGGTCAGGTAGGTCGGCGCGCCGCCGCAGGTCTGGCCCCGGCAGCGGTGCGAGATCCGCTCCAGCCGCTGGATCGGGTAGCACACCTCGGGGAAGTCGGCGTGCAGCCGCTCGTTGGTCTCCAGCTCGACCTTGATCGACTCCAGGCTGCGCAGCGCCGCCGCCTCGTCGGCCCCGACCAGCACCACGAACGAGCGGTGGCCGTAGGCCAGCGCCCACAGGCACGCCGACTCGGCGATGGTCGTCTTGCCGCTGCCGCGCGGCATGGCCACCGCGAACAGCCCGCCCTCGGTGACGGCCGTCTCGGCCTTGGCGATCACCTTCAGGTGGTCGTCGGAGAACGGCAGGGGGAAGGTCTGCTTCAGGTAGGTCCGACAGAACTTGAGCAGGCTCTTGCGGCAGGCGGCGCGGCGTCTGGGCTTCTCGACCGGTGGGACCGGGCCGATGTCGCGGCCCTCGGCCGACTGCCGGTTGAGCCGCTCCAGCTCCCGCCGCTTGCGGGCCTGGTACTGCTCGGCCTGGGTCGCCCCGGTCGCCAAAACGCCCCCCCCTTCAGGGACCGAATAAACAAAAAAATCGACCCCCTCGGC